AATTTAGGCATTGTTGTAAAGAACTCTTCAATCTTTTTAAATTGAGATGAGTTCATCGACTCAAGAAATTCTGTTATCTCTTTCTTTGTACAGTCTGCTGCAGCCCATACTTCCTCGTCAGTATATATTTTATCGACACAAGATGCAATTAACTTAAATGATTGATCCATTGCATTCTCATCTTTGAAATCAAAGTTGCTCTTTATAAACTCTTCTAAAGAAGGATACTTAAGTTCCATCATCAAATTTTTATCCAACTCAACTTTGTTTGAATGACCTTCAGTTTTACTAACTTCAATATCATCTAAATCAATCACAACTTTAACAGTTGTTTTCTCATCATCTGGGCAAATTATGTTTACATCTAATGATTCACCCACAGACTTACCACGAATATTTAAAAACAAATATTCAATATCAAATGTTGGTAGTGATTCTATCTTTATTCCTTTTGTAAGAACACAATTTTTTAAAACTGCTTTGATAGCAGTAGTAATTTGTTTTGTATCCTCAGTTTCTAAGGCAAGAACTAAAAGTTTTTCCTCTTTCACCAGAAAAGGTCTATAGTTTATTTCCTTCTCTGTAGATGGTAACACCATACTGTACGTTGGTGTCGCAATTTTTGGTAAAGGCATGATATCCTATTATGCAATTCAGTATATTATATAGCAGGGTTATTGAAGTCCTCTTTGAACAAATGCACCAACTACATCTCCTATTGCATCTATTCCAGTTAATCTATCTACAGCAATATTAGCAAGTTGACCAGCAGCATACGCAAATGTTGGATCAAAAGCATTTGCATTAGAGGGCTTTGCACTGTATCTCGTATAAGAAAATGACACTGTACATTTTAATAAATCTGATGCATCATATGTAACTGGCATTGATGAAATGGTTCTTGGGAAAGCATCTATAAAAGTATAAGTTAATGGTCTTGTTCTACCTCTAACGGGATCTTGTGACATCAAATTTTTTTCAAACTTTGTTATTTCTATACTACTCTTATATTTCTTAGGAAATTTCATTCTGTAATAGAAAGTATCGTTATGACTGTCTCTTGTATCATTTGTCATGTATGACATCCAAGATTCAAAATATCTAATAGGTAAATATTCCTTTGCATCACAATAAAACGTTAATGATATCTCTTCATCAAACTGTCTACGATGAGCATACTTCTCTGATACTCCTGTAAAATCATTATCTAAGTTCGCTGTTAATAAAGCTGAACCTGGTAGTGTTGTCTCTGAACAGAATAATTGTAGTTTCTCTCTCCTTGTTGGATCAAGACCTCTAGCATTAAATAAAACTTCAAGACCTTGCTGACGAAGATAAGTTGCGAATGTATCTCCTCTTTCATTTAATTGTTTAGGATCTTGAATCGTTACCTGATAGAACGAAGTGGTTGCTGGTTCTAGCAAATCTTTTACAATTTTATCTACTGTTAGTCTTTGTGGTGGGATGGAAGCCATTTATAAATACATTTGACCTTATATATTATGTATGCAAGATAATGGCAGAAAGTATAAAAAGTCGATATAAACCATCTAATCCAGAGAAATATCAGGGTAATCCGAACAATATCATCTGTAGAAGTAGTTGGGAAAGACGCTTTTGTGTGTGGTGTGATAAGAATGAGAACATAATATCATGGGCATCAGAAGAATTTTCTATACCTTATATGTCTCCTGTTGATAAACGTGTGCATCGTTACTTTCCTGATTACATAATCAAAGTAAGAGAAAAAAATAATAAAATTAAAAACTATGTGGTCGAGGTCAAACCAAAAAAACAAACTCAACCACCTAAAAAAAGAAAGAGAATGACTAAATCATATCTCTATGAGTGTCAGACCTATGCTGTGAATCAAGCAAAGTGGAAAGCAGCAGTTGAATTTTGTGAGGATCGTATGATTCAATTTAAAATAATCACAGAGGATGAATTAGGAATCAAATGAGTAGATTTGAAGACAACACTATCAATCAAGATCTTAATGATCCAGAGGATATGATGTTGGAAATTATGAATCTGCTTAAAGATACTGTGACACCTGTTCCTGATGTAGGAAAATATTATACTTTTGTATATAATGCAAAGACTCCTGAGAAACAATATGATCAACACCCTTTAGTGGCAGTTACAGATATATTCTCTTGGGGATTTAGAGGAATCAATTTTCACTGGCAATCATCTCGAAATTACACATGGGAAGAACTCACAGGTCAACTATATGTGGTCAATTATGATGAGTTGGATGACCTACTTGCAATACCTTATGCAAAGTTTATCACTAAATAAATAAAAACCTTCTAAATGGCAACAACTGCTAACAGTTCTAGTTGGATAAGAACATACACTAGAGACGACGCAACCAAATATCAAATAGCATATCGATCCAATAATACATGGAAAGAAGATGCTAATGGTAGAGCATTGCCTGGTTCTTTTACCACTAATCTACAAGTGGATAGAACAGCAATCGATGGTGGTGTAACAGGTGGTGGTGTCAATGCAACGTGGACGACTGCAGCAACAAGAGGGCCTGGTGCAAATGGAGTATGGGAAAGAAAATATTTAGATGATAGTGACACAACTTTAGGTTTTGCACTACCTGACGCAAGTTGGGATGATCTTAATGACAGAAAAAGTAATTTTAATTCACAGGTTAGTAATGTAAGTGCAAATGCAATCGCAAAGTATTTCAGAACACTGGGGTATGGTAGAGGTAGTGGTTTATCTACACAAGACGGAGCAATAAGAGAACTCACTAGAAGTCAAGGATCAAACAATCAAGGTAATTCATCAGAGGATGCCACTGGTGCAAATAGAATGTTTCTTAGATCACTGGCAGAAGAAGCAGGAGATAAACCTAGGCCGAAATATGGAGCACGTTATACTTACTATTATCCAATGGCACTTAAAGCAAATCGTGATCAAGATAAGTTATCAATATCAGTTTTAGAATATAAACCCAGACCAATAGGAGAGGGTTCGCCATCAGGTCTTGGAATAGGTTCGAGAGAGGGATATAAACAAAGAACATTAGGTAGTGTTTTCTTACCCGTACCTGGTAGTGTTCTTGATAGTAACAATGTCAGTTGGGATACAAACAGCATGGATCCAGTAAAACTTTTAGCTTCTCAAGCATTCTTCAAGAATGTTCAAGAGGGTGGAGTAGATGGATTAGTAGATAGTCTTGGTAAAACTGCTCAAGCGGTTGGTGAAAATTCTGGTGATGTAAAAACAGCAGTAGGAGCAGCATTGGCTAAAGCAGCAACAGGTGGCAATATATTAACAAGGGCGACTGGATCAATCGTTAATCCTAATATGGAATTACTCTTCAAAGGGCCACAGTTAAGAACATTTGGTTTAACTTGGAAAATGAGCCCTAGAGATTATGAGGAAAGTCAAATGATAAAAAATATAATTAGAATGTTCAAACAATCAATGGCAGTTAAGAGATCTAAAAGTCAGTTATTTTTAAAATCACCTAACACATATAAATTAGAATACCTGACAGCAGGAGGAAGAGATCATAGTTTCTTACCTAAAATAAAAGAGTGTGCTTTAACAGGATGTAATATCAACTATACTCCTGATGGTAATTATCAAACATATGAAGACTCATCTATGGTTGCATATGAAATGACACTTAACTTCAATGAACTAGAACCAATTTATCATGATGATTATTATAAACTTGATCAAGACACAGATCAATCAATAGGTTTCTAACATGGCTAAAAATTATTTTCGCAATATACCAGACTTTGAATATGTTAACCGCACTAAAGATGGTCAATTTATTTCAAACTATACACAGGTAAAAAACTTTTTCAAAAGGGGAAAGTTAAGAGAGGATATATTTCAAGATTTAACCGTCTTTGAAAAGTATAGTGTCAAAGGTGATGATAGACCAGATAATGTTGCTTTTGAAATATACGGTGATGCTAATTTGGATTGGGTGGTTTTATTATCAAACAACATAGTTAATATACAAAACGAATGGCCACTAGGTCAACAAGCATTTGAAACTTACATATTAGATAAGTATGGAACATCTGCAAAATTAGATGAAATTCATCATTACGAATCTAATGAAGTTAAAGATAGTACTGGAGTTATTATATTTCCAAAAGGAGTTAGAGTAAGTGCTGCACAAAGTGTAAGTTACTATGAACCATTAAGCGATGAATCAATAACAGTTAATCCAGTTTCAAAAGCAGTTACTAATTTTGAACATGAACTAAAAGTTAATGATGATAAGAGAAGAATATTTTTAATCAAACCAATATATTTAAATGTTATCTTTGATGATCTAGAAGAAATGATGGTATATAAAAAAGGATCCACTCAGTATGTGAGTGAATCCTTGAAACGTGCTGAAGATCTCAGACTATTTGAGTAAGTTAATATACGCTGCTATAACCAAAAGAGTTAAACAGATCTGATTATATCTCACTTAACTCTCTGCTAATTTCTGGAAATATGAAAGAGCATCATCTTCATCCTTATCTACAGTTGTAGATGGAGTTGGTGTTGACACGGCTTTAGTTACTGTTTCTTCAGCAACTGAACGTGAATTATACCCTTCACTCTCATCCTCTAACTCTTCATCAGGAATGAAACGTGATTGTGCAGGTTTCTTTCCTAACACATACTTTAATCTTCTTTCAAGATCTTCGTAACTCTTGAACTGATCTGCAGCAGTAACAGCAGCAAGAGAA